TGAGGGCACCCATCTCCAGCAGGTACTCCAGCATCAGTTCATCCTGACCTGTGTCACCGGCTTGCATCGGAACGCTGCTCATTGGAGCCCCCTGTAGTCAACCATCAGATACCCGCTGTCATGCACTTGCACGAGATCCGGACGGATCTGCTGCACTTCCTGCGCGATCACGCCGATCTCGTGGCGATCGAAGATGTCGTACTCGTACACCCCGATGCCGCTCGGCAGTTCGCCACGCTTCACCACGTTGCGCTTCAGCCGCAGATCAGACATGAACATGCCGGCCATGCCGGCGATCGAACCGATGCCCGACATCATGCTCTGCTGTTGCTGCTGCTTCGCGTTGAACGCGTCCATGCCGGCGTTGTACTGGTTCTGCGCGGCGAGGTTGTAGTTCGCGCCGCCTGCACTGGTCGACGTGTTGAAGCTGGGCATGTTCGGCATGCCGACTTGTTGCCCCGTCAGCAGCGCGTTCAGTTCGTTGAGCGGCATGCCGCGCTGCTGCATCTGCTCGGCGATCTGCTGCTGGCGAAGACGGTTCTGGTACTCGGCAGACTGCGTGTTCATGCCGAATTGCCGCTGCTGCTCCTGACCGCCCATCTCCAGCGCGTTGAAACGCTCGCGGGATTGCTGGTCACCCATGCGCTGCATCTCACGGTTCCATGCCTCGCTGCCGCGTGACAGGCCCATGTTCTGCAGTTGCGTTTCGAGCCCCGATGTCTGGAACTGGTGCTCGGGCCGCATGCGATCCATCAACCCCTGCTCGACGCGTTGACGGGTGTCGTCGCCGGTCGCCGGCACAGCACCCATCTGCTGCATGTTGTCCCAGTTGAAAGGCTTCTTGTACGACTCGTCGAGGCGACCCATCATCCCCTGCGCGATGTCGCTGCGCCCGGACTGGATCGCCATCTGGTCGTCGAGCGCCTTCTGCTGGTCGCCTGACAACGTGATGTCGCTCGACCACTGCGTGATGGGCTGCCCGGTGGATGGGTCGGTCGCCGCCTTCGAGTTCCACGTCTGCTGGCCCCACGGGGTGTTCAGCGTCGGTCGGTTCGCCCAGTCAGCGCGTGTCTGAGCCTCCTGCGAGGACTGCGCGGTCTTCTCTGCCGCCTGCGTGTAGTCAGGTGCGGGCGGGGGATCTGACTTCTTTCCCATAGCGGGCCTCCATCCAGCGGCACTCTTCAGGCCGCATCGTCATCAACAAAAGTGATCCGTCCGGGTGCGCCCCGTGCAGTTCGTTTTCCAGCTTGAACCCGATGCGTTCATTGAACTTGATCGCTTCCTTGTTCCCGCTCGGCACCAGCCCTATCACCACGCGGCAGTGTAAGCGTTTGAACGGGTAGTCGAAAGTGGCGAAGAGCATCGAGCGCGTGCACCAGTTGCCTTCACCCGCGACGTGCATCATCACGCTCGCGCCGTTGTAGCCATCGAAGCCGACGACGCCGATGATCTGGCCGTCAACCACGTTGCCGATGCACTTGATGTTCTGTGACGGCACCAGCCCGATGCGGCTGCAGAGCCACGTCGCCAGCACGTCCTGATTCGCCGTCGTGATCACAGCACGCCTCCCGGTGTCGTCAGCAACTGCCACGAGACGAACGTCGTGCCGGGCTCACCGCGCACCTTCATCGACAGCGCCCCGTAGAACCCGGAACCTTGGACGCCGACCCACGCCGCGTAGGACTTCTCCGACCCGTTCCACACCGTCTGATTCCAGATCGCCAGATCCCACAGGGAAGATCCGGGTGGCGGCGTGAACTGCGGAGATCCACTCGGCGAGATGAACGACCAGTCCGGGTTGATCGCGACCTTGATAGCCGGCGCTACAGGCGCGAGGAACGCAGGCCGCACCATGTGGAAGATCTTCGTGCGGTAGGGCTCACCGTGCGGCAGGAATGCAGTGACGACAGTACCTTCGATGTCCGTGCCGCGCGATGCGTCGACGGCACCGTCACTCGACCCCTCGAAGCCCAGCCACACGTTGCCCTCGCCGTCACCGAAGAAGGTGCGGCGATCGAACGCGGCCGTGCTCAGCATCGGCATGTGTGTCAGCGTGCAGAAGGCTTTCGCGTTCACCTCGAAGGCCCACTGCGTATCGACCGCTGTCGTCGTCGGGGTGTTCACGAGAATCAGTTGCTCGTGCGGCAGGAAGATCAGTTCCCAGTACCGCTGCGTCATCTTCGCCGACACCTCTTGCGCGATCGCGGAGTTCACGCGCTGCGCGATCGGTGCGTTCACGAAGAAGCCCTGACCGCGCAGTAGCTCGGACAGGAAGCACAGTCCCTTCTCAGACAGGATCGCGATGTCGGTGCCGAAGACGGACACGCAACGCCGGCCGACTGGCAGGTGTCCGAGGTAGTAGCTGCCCTGCTTCGCGAACTTGTTCGCATCGGAGGGATCGGTGCCGCCATAGATCAGCACGTCGCCTTCGAGGCTGAAGAGCACAAGCTTGTCGTCGATGCCTTCGCCTCCATCAACGGTCCAGTTCGTGCCGACAGCGAGCGGTCCACCCTTGCGCAGGAAGGGACCGAAGTCGAACGGCACGACTGTGCCCGTGATCTGTCCTGTCGGCAGGTAGTACGCGATCGCGCTGTCCTTGCGCAGGAACCACACGCGCCCCTTCCACTCGAAGATGTACGCGAAGAGTTTCGGATCGAGGCCGTTGATCTGCCCCGGTCCTGTGCCCTGTGCAACGTCGACCCATGTCGCGCCGTCGAAGATGTGATAGCCCTCACCAGCCGACACGCTGAGCAGGTAGTTGCCGCCGGCAGTGACGAAGTTGATCGAGTACCACTCGCCCATCATGTCACCGACCGGGTGCGTGTACACCGGGATCGGCGCGCCCGACGACTGCGCGGTCACGTCATAGATCGTGCCGTTCGATGAGCATGCGAAAAGCTGCGTGGTCGTCGGCGCGTTGTACGACATCAGCGAGCGCACCTCGCCGTTTAAACCTGTCGCCCAGCGCACGAACCCTTTGCGCAGTTCGCACCCGTACACGCGCGGGATGAGGTTCTCCAGCACCACCGCCGTGTTCGGATCTGCAGCGACCAGCGTCTGCGTCACGTCGATCCCGGCAACCGGGGCACCGTACATGTGGGCGGTATGCGTCTGCGACGCGGACGTGCGACGCTTACCGCGCGACACGTATGGCGACGAACGCAATGGCATCAGGCTCATGCTAAGTCCCTCCAGCGCGCGTAGCGCGACTGCACGATCGATAGTGTCTGGGCGTAGCAGTCCTCTTCACTGCCTGACGCCGCCACCATGATGTTATCCGGGTCGAAGCCTTTCCATGTCAAGCGGCGGAAGAAGTGGTGGCCGTAGCCTGTGCCGAAGTTCGGGTTCGGCACCTCTTCGAGGAACTGCTCGATGCGCCATCCATCAGGCAGCCCCTCCTTGAACAACTTGTAGCCGATGTCCCCGCTGAACGCGACGACGCCGCTCAGCCCGACAGCACCAGACTGCACAAGGTAGTGCGACTGCGGTGCCGTGACGTTCCCTGCGACCCCAACCTGACCGGCGATCGCGATCGGTTGCGCGGACAGGTTGAACGGCAGTGAATACTGAAGGTTGCCGAAGGTGCGCAGCGTGCCGACGATTCCGATCGGCGCACTTGGAACCAGCGCGAACGTGATGTTCCGGTTGATGTCGCCCTGTATGTTGAGCGCACCAGTGATGCCGATAGGCGCACTCGGGGCCAGCGCCCACCTGACACCCTGCGCGATGTTCCCCGACACCTGCATCACGCCGGTCACGGCGAGCGCGCCGACCTGCGAGATGTTCTTTACGAGCGTCGGATTGCTCGTGTAGCCGATGTTGCCGGTCACGCCGAGCGCGCCAGTCAAACCGATCGGCGCGAGTATCTGTAGGTTCTTCGGCCGCGTGAAGCCGAGGTTGCCAGAGACTGAGACGACGCCCGTGATCGTGCGTATCGGCAGCGCACCGACCGGGTCGAAGTAGTAAGGCTTCGAGTACCCGAGGTTCCCGCTCGTGGTGATCGCGCCAGTTATCCCAATCGCGCCGGTCTGCGCAATGTTGAAGGGGACATCGGTCGGGAGCGACTGACCTATCTGGCCCGACACACCGAGCGCACCGGCAACCGCGATCGCCCCCGACTGCACGAGGTTCTTCGGCGTCAGGATCTTGAAGCTGGGCGCGGTGATGCTGAACGTGCCGACGATAGCAATCGGCCCGGACGGCGACAGATTGAAGATGCCGTCTGAGCCCCATACCTCTGTCCACGCGAGGTTCTCCGTCCCTCCGACGTTAGACCAGACCTGCTGCCACTTGAGGAGGACGGCCATGTGCTACACCGCTGCGCGGGTTCCGACGCCGGGACCACCGTTGATCGCAACGGTCGCGGTGTTGTCGTTGTAGTTGTGGACGAACGCGAAGCCCTTGTCTCCGGGGCTGCCAGTGGCGGCGGGGATCGACGCGAATCCACCGGACACCGTCGCCACACCCTGCGCGAGGATTCCGTACGTCGGCGAAGATCCCGAGAAGATCGTCACGTGGACGCTGGTGCCGTTCGGGATGTTCGTCGGCACGCGCCAGAACTGACCGATGCCAGCGACTTGACCGATGACCGCGAGCGCGCCCGCGATCGCAATCGCACCCGACTGCGCGAGATTAAGCCCCGCACCGCCGACGTTGATCACGCCGCTCGGCGTGTCGATGATCGAGTTGATGTTGGCGTCTGACAGGTTCGTGTCGTACACGAACACGTACTGACAGGCCCACTTGTTTGTCGTCTGCACACCAGCGCGAATCAGCGCGTTATCCGTCGTCGACAGCCCGGTAGATGAGCCGCTCGGCAGCGCGGTTGTCGTCCCGCCCCATCGGGTCAGAGCATTCTGCGTTGTGCCGTTTTGCTTCACCGCCGCGCCGAAAACATCAGCGCCCGGATCGGTGTACGAAGCTTCAAGGCCGGTAGAAGTCCCGCTTGAGTCGCGGATCTGGCCCATGACGTTTCGTGAATATATCTCGTGCCGAATGGCGAAGCGCGAATTTCCCGCCACGTCCATCATGCCGAATCTGGCGCTGTTACCGCCACCACCGCCCGCTGATCTGTACTTGCTCCCGCAAACAACAGTCGCTAGATTGCCTGCTGATCTCGCAATGGTCATGAACACGTCGACGAACGAGGTGCCTGACGGATACCAGTACCCGTCTGCATCATAAGTGCCGGCACCCACGGTGATGTCCGTGCCCGTGATCACCTCGCGCCACTTCGTCGTGCTGCGCGGGATGAACGCATACACAAGGTTCGCCTGATTCGCGTGCCCTGTGTTCTTGCTCAGTGCTTCGTCGGCGCTGCCGAAAGGGTTAGCCATGAGTCAGCCTCTCGTAGTTGAAGTCGGCGCGCGGGATTCCCTGCGCGTCGGCCTGTGCGCCACTGAAGATGCAGAAGCGGATCGAGGGCTCTGCCGGGTCGAGCGCAACGACCTGATGCCACCAGTCCGCTTTGATGTTGAGCACCCACGGTGTGTGCAGGATGTCTATCACGCGCTCGTCGAGTACCTTCGACGTTTTATCGAGTGGATCTTCATACAGCCGAAGAAGCACGCGCGCAGGTCCGCCAGCGAACACCGTTACGTGATCGATCCAGTGCGCGTGACCCTCATGCGGCGCGCCGAAGCGCGTGATCATCTCGCGCACGGCGAACTCGCCGACGTAGCCATCGTCTAACCACGGTTTGTGAGTCTGCTCGTTGATCGTTTCGTGTTTCATACAAAGTTGCTCGGCCTTCCAGCCTGCACCATTAAGTCTTGCCCGTCAGTCCAGACGAACGATTTAATCCCCGGCACGTAGCGAAAGCGGCTGAACAGTCCATTGTCGGAACTGCGCGCCTCAAACGCAACCGCGCCAGTGCCGGATTTCGCGGTGAGAAGCTCAGATGACCACGCCCACGTTCCAGTCAGCGTTGCTGGAACGGTCAGTTTGTACATGCGTGAATTGGTGGGCCAATTCACGCAGTAGTAGTTTCCGTCATATGGACACCACTCAAGAAGCGGCGGGTATGAAGTACCGCCAACAAGAAGCGGGTGCCCGGTGCCCGACTGCGTTATCTGGTGCGTCGGGGCGAACGGAGAAACACCGAGCGTGAAGCTGCTCAAGTCGACGCACGCCAGTTGCGCTACCGCACTCACGTAACGGAAAACCACGAGGCAGTCTCGCGCGGCGTTGTACGAGATCATGCCACTGCCGGGACGACCGAGACTGAAGCTATTGCCGGAATTCAGCGGCACGTCGTACTGCTGCCCGGTCGTCAGTGAATAAAACGACAGACCGTTGGAGTTGACATCGGCGTTGATATCGACACGCCAGATCCCCTTGCGTTTCGAGTCATAGGTGAGCCCGACGTACTGGTTGCCGTTCAGCGAGGAGATCTTGATGCACGTCGGACCATGCGACCACGTCAGCGTCGCGATGTCGAACTTCCACCACTGAAAGTCCGTCACGTCGGAATTTGAGTTCATGCGATGCATGAAGACGATGCTGCCCAGTGTCCCGCCACCTGCATCAGATGGAACGTACTCAATTCCGTTGTAGTAGTGCAGCGGATTCGGAGTGCCGTCAGGGAACGACCCGTACGAGTTGACAACGGCGGCGGGGGCCTTAGTGAACGGCACCCAACCGTCCTTGTTGAACCCGTAGTTCGCCGGGTTATTTAAACGCGACCACACGCGTGTCGCTATGTCATAGCGGATCACCTCGTTGCCGCTATAGCCCCAGTGTCCTCCTCCGTGGCACAGCATCGAACCGAGCACTCCCATCGTCGGCGCAAAGACGCCGCCATTCCAGTCGCGCCAGATCGCCGACTGCCCCTCGTTCATCGTGTAGGGGCAGTTGTTGGCTGGGCATGGATTGACCCCGCTCGTGGCGAGCGCAGTCGTCAGGCTGATGTCGGCATACTCGCCCAGCCCCGGTGCCCACGCAGGAAGCGAACTGATGTTGATGGTTGTCGCCGTGCTGATCGCTAGGCGTGCAGGTGTCCACACCATTTACTTGTTCCTCGGGTAGTGACCTTGCCGCGGGTCGAGCGCGTAGCCGTTAAGCCACGTCGCGAGCCCCGACAGGGTGTTCACCTTCGTCCATGCAGCATCAGCGCCGGGGATGCTGCGCTCGACAGCGGCGACCAAACCGGACCAGAACCACGTCGCGTAGTTCAACCCGGTATTCGCGACGGTGTCTGACGACCAGTCTCCGCTCGCGTAAGTGCGCACGGTGCCCGTCGAGTTACCACTGACTCGCCACACGTTCGTTGACGGTGCCGCGTCGAGCATCCACCAGTCATCCATCAGCGGCCACGTCGCGAGTGACACCATGTCAGGCCCGAGATAGAGCCCGCCGCCCCACGACCCGCTGCTGTTGCTGCTGTTGTAGTTCTGCTGCCCGCAGGTGGTCATGTGTCGGATGTACTTCCACTCCTGACCCGGCATCTCGTTGATGTAGCGGACGATCGACTCGCCCGCCCAGTCAGCGATGGACCCCAGCAGCGTCTGCGACGCGCCTGACAGCAGCTTCATGAAGTGCGCACTGTGCAGCACCTGCACCGTCAGCCAGTGCTGCCACAGGCTTTGCTGGAACCCGACACCCTCACTCGACACGCCGCTGTTCGGGCAGTGGTCGAGGTAGTTGTTTGCGTTGCCGTCCGTGATCACGGACAGCGGGTTGTTCGTCGCCAAGCGAAACTGGTTGTACGCGCCGAGATCGATCGCCAGCTTCGACTTAGCCGGTGTCTTCCACGCGTCCCCATCAGGCGTCAGGAAGATCGCGTGTGTGAGGTTCCTGAAGGCCCATGCGCGGCCGCGCGTCTGGTAGAACATCGAGGTGAAGACGGTCGGGTCCGTCCACGTCTCCGTCCACACGGCGACCTTCTGCGCGATCTCGATGAAGCACGGCGACGGGCGGCACAGGAAAGCGACCAGCCCCGCTGCAGGCGCGTGCCCGATCTCCCACACCGCCGGGTCGCTCGATCCGTTCGACGCCTGAGGCCACGTCGAAGCATTCCGACTCTTAGATCCGATCTGCGTGAATGTCGGCACGAGTCCCGTCGTCGAGTCGCGGTAGTTGACGGCGTACGTCAGCACCGCAAGCGCGCTGTTGATCGAGGCACGCGCTGCGCGTTTGTCCCCGGTCTGGATGTAGCGCGTCTCCCACTGCGGCAGGTGACCGATCCATTTGTTGTCGCCAGTGCCACCCATGTTGAAGGGCGCGTGCCGCTGATGCGAGAAGGGCGTGTACGCATCGCTCGCGTAGTTGGCGAGGTTGTAGGTCGACGCGCCACCAGCGAGCCGATTGAACGCGGGGTGCCCTTGCAGATACGTCGTGTCGTGCGTGACCTCCATCAGCGGGTCACCACCGACCCACGTCGAGCGATACCACGCGCGCAGACCCTCGTGCGCCGTCGTGCCCCACGTCATCGTCCCGCTGCCATCAGTCGGCGCGGTGAACGTCTGCCCGTTAGTCGGGCTCGCAACGGTCCCGCCGATCTGCACGCCGTTGACAGACACCGTCGCACCCGTGTACGTCTTCGCGCTCGGCAGTGACGGCGAGGAGGAGTTCACCTTGCAGTTCTCAACCATCACCTCGACGAACGCATACGCAATGGACGCGAAGGCGTGGATGTCGATGATCACCTGCACGTCCGCGCCGATGTCGAAGTGGTAGCGGGCACAGATGACGTTCGGGTTCGTCCACCAGATCTTGTCGGGCGTGCCGAAGGAGGTGATCGAGCCCGAGCCGATCGCACCCAGATTCACCGCCACCGACGTGACCAGTTGCCCGACACGCGCAGCGGTGAGGTTCGTCCCGGCCGGCGGGAGAACTGAACGCAGCCGCAACGGGTAGGTGTTGTTCGCGGTGACGCCTGCCCAGCGCCCGGCCAGCACCACAACCGCGGCGCTGCCATCCGGCCACGCGCTCAGCACGCTGCTGCGCATGTCGGTGTCATCAATGCTGCCGAGAACCTGTCCAGCCGGTACGGCACCCTCCAGCGGGTACACGGTCCCCATGTAGGGCAGCGTCCCGGTCGTGGCCCCGCTATGCAGCGTCATCGACGGCAGCGTGCCGGGCTCGAAGTACCTGAAGCGTGCGTTGTTCGCGACAGTCGCTACTGCACTCCCCACTGTGAGGCTGCCTGCGTCCGTGAGGAGCATCCCAGTCGGCAACGGTGTGCCGGTAGGATCAGCCTCGTAGATACCGCCTAACACATAGCCTGCTGGTCCCGTACCGGCGACGTTGAACGGGGTCTGGTTGCCTTCCGAGAAAGACAACGAGCCCCCGTTCACCACCCACGAAACTGACGGTACAACGTCGGCTACATCACCGAAGGTGCGAAGTACCCCAGTGAGCGGCAGCGAGTGCGGCCGAGTCAGGCGATGCGTAGTCATTCATCACGTCAGCGCGAGAGTGACCGTCAGACCTGCGTCACACGTGACTTCTGTGGCCGAGCCCGAGATCACGTTGTCGGTCACGTTCAGGTCACCGCCTGAGGTGCGCACCGTTCCGTTGATCCGACTCACGCCGCCAGAGGTGCGCAGGTCGAAGCCGAGGATGGTCCCGGCGGTGATCGCCGTGTCCTTCACGATCGCGTTCGACGTTGCGCTCGCCGGGTTACCGGTCGCCGCTTGGAATGCCGTCGCGTTGAAGGTGAGCAGCGCGAGTTCCGAGCCGCCGCCGTTGTCGGCCGTTGTCAGCCGGAACTGACCACTGTTGAGCAACGCGAGGCCCGCGTTAAGGCACGCCTGCTCAAAGGCGTCAGCGATTTGCAGAGTCATCGGTTTGCTCCGAGAAAAGTTTGTCGAAAGGAACATCACCCTTGAGATCCATCGTCTGGACGATCTCGCCGTCCTTGTTACGGAAGTTCAAGGTGCACGCAAGGCCAAGTCGTCCCTTGACCCCAGCGTTGTGTAGCAGTCGAGCCTTCTCGACCGCGGTATTGATTTCAGACTCCGTCATCAGTTTTGCCTCATGCCGTAGAGTGACGCATCAGGCAGGTTGCCGATCCCGATGTACGGGTATCCGCCGCGCTGCCCCGCCATGTTGAGAATGTTCGCGCCCTTCTTCGCGCCGGCGCGGGCGTCCCATGCCGTTGCAAAGTCGCGCGCCGCCGCAGATGAGTCGAAGCCTTTCGCTTCGAGCCACTTCATGCGCGTGAGCAGTGTGACAAGCAGACCATCGAGCAGGAACGCGTCGCCGTTCTTCGTGGCGAGGTTCTTGTAGAGATTCTGGTCGTCCGCATCGCGCACGGTCGCACCGCTGTAGTACATGAACCGAAACGTCTGCCCCGGTGGCGAAGGCGGATTCAGAAACCAGATCTTGCCTCCACGCACCTGCCACGTCAGCGTGAAGTTCGCGCTGATCGGGAACACAAGGTACGTCATCCACCCCTGTGGGGCCACAGGGCCGACCGCAGGGAAGCGCATCGATGCGTTCCACTGCGTCTGGTCGATGAAGCGGAAAAAGTCCTCTGGCAGATCGTAGCTGACCTCGTTGGCGTAACTGGGGTTGGGAGGATCGTTCGTGAAGACCTCGATCGTCCCCTCCTTCGTCAGTTCCGGCCATTCGTACTGCGTGAAGAGTTCCGCGATCGCGATGTTGGCCTGCTCGATCATCAGCGCGATCAACGGGTCTGTCGAGGCCGTAGCAGACGGAACCTTCTGCAGCGACAGCAACGTGCAGCATGAGTTGACGACGCTTTGCAGCGTCGCCGTGTTGGTCATCTGGAAGGCCATGTTCCCAGTCCTTTAGCTGAGGATGTCTTCCCCAGCAGGAGCGGTGCGTTTGTCCAGCAGCTTCTCCAGCGCCTCGATGCGGCTCTGAAGCTGCTGGTTCTGGGCGAGCAGTGCGTCACCGCTGGTGAGAGCCTGCAGGAACTTCTGCGCCTTCTGCTGCAGTTCGCGAGCGCCCATGAAGTTCTGCATCACGGCATCGCTCAGGTTCGCCAGCTTCTCGACCGTGCGGATCTTGAAGTACGCGAGTTCCTCGATCTGCGACTCAGACAGGAACGGCAGCGCCTTCAGCGGCGTGCCGACTTCCTGCTCTGCCACCCCAGCCTTGAAGAGGGCGTAGTGGTTGGCGAAGCGGGTGCAGTCGTACTCGCTGGCCGGGCGCTGGATGATCGAGTTCTTCTCACCCGGTGCCATGATCTCGATGTAGACGGTGTCTTCATAGATCGCACGGTTGGCCTCGGCACTCTTCTCGGAGTTCAGCTTCGGCTTCGTGAAGAAGCGCACATACAACTTGTCGTCGAGTGCGTTGCGGTTCGCATTCCAGTCGCTTTGCTTCTGCAACTGCTGGTCGAACTGCGACCAGTCTGTCGGTGTTGAATTCTGTAGCTGAGCTACCTGCTGAGCGTCGAGTGCCATTTGAATTTTCCTTTTGATGTTTCTACGGTGGAACAACACATGAAGAAAGGGCGCGAGTTTCCCCGCGCCCCCTTGTTACGCCGCTGCGGCGTTTTGGGTTGTATTCGATCCGAAGACCGATTGACCCGTCACGAGCGCGACACCGCTGCGGTTCGTGAAGCCCGTCTCGACGACCGCATTGGCTGCAACTGCACCAGCCGCCGTGACCATCTTCAACGGGAACCCGGTGAAGGCCGGGCCAGCGCCGCCGTCACGCGACACGCCTTGCCCTGCAGCGCAGAGTGCAAAGCCCGCCGTGTAGGGCACAGGAGCGCCCGTGGCGTCACTCTTGCCGCCGCCGATAGCGATCAGCGTCGAGTTCGCGACCGACGTGCCATCAGGCTTTGTGAGCCCCGGCGTGTAGTCGTCGTTGAACCCTGCCTCCTTGATGGACGCAGGTGCCGTCAGGCCGATGACCGGAGGAGATCCGAAACCGATGCCGGTGTTCAGTGCTCCTGTCGACGCAAGACCTGCTCCGTCCTTGTCGAGAGGAGAACCGTCCGGGCCGGACAGCGGGTGAAAGAGCACGAGCGCCCCCGCGCTCGGGTTGCCGCCTGTGTTCGTGGCAGCGGCGGTGCCGGGTAGCGATGCTGGCATGAGAGCCTCCTTGAAAGACCGCTCCCTGCTCGGCGTTTAAACGCCGAGCAGGGCTCGGGTATTACGCAGACTCAAGACGCCCTTGGAACTGCTGACCGGAGCAGGTCAGGTTGCCGGCCCACGCGAGGATCTGCACCTCGGCGTCTTGGTTGATCGCGTATCGCTTGTTCGGCGACAGCGGGACCATGTCACGCGCGGAGTGCGGACGCAGGAAGATGTACTTCGTGTTCAGGAAGAACATCGTCTTGCTGGGGGCGAAGCCGCCGATGCCGCCGTCGAGCACGACATCACAGTCCGCCATGAACTTCAGCGTCGGGAAACCGAGCGCGCCGACTTCGGCCGACGTGAAACGCTGCAGCGCCTGCAGAGAGGCGACGTACAGGCCCCACATCGTGTTGTCAGCCACGATCAGATCCGGGCGATCATTGCCACGAACCAGCGAGGCCCACATCGTGTTCATCGAGCCTTGGATGGTCGCGGCGGTGAGCGCCGAGCCCGGCTTCGTGTAGACCGAGCGCCAGAAGTTCCACGTGCCGCGGGCGATGCCGCCGTACGTGCCGGTCGTCGGATCGACAGGGACCGCGGCATTCAAGCCGGTCAGTTCCTTGCCGCCCGTGCCAGTGCCGTCGCTGTAGACGCCTGCGGCTTGCAGGTTCGCCATCGTCGATTCGGCGACGTTGATGCGCGATTCGAGCAGGTCGATCATCTGCTCCTTGCCCGCGTTCTGCAGACCTTCGAGGCCCGACATCACGACCGGGCAGGCAAGCTGCTTGATCGTGTACTCGGCCGCGCTGATCACGTCGGACGCTGCGACCGGCAGCAGGTCATACCCGCTGTACCAGCCGCCGTTCGCGTTCTGCGCGAAGCTGAGTTCCTG